GGAACACATAGTAGAAAATCAATCGATTGGTGAAGCACTATTGCCTGAGCATGACAACAACGTTATTATGTTTGGGTCTGTGCCGGTTTATTCGTCCCTGCTAGCCTGTGGGGATCCTTTCCCGCCAAATTTGGCCTCCGAGGGAAGGGAACAGTCTCCCGTTGTAAGGGAGCAAGGCATGGGCCAGGTAGAAGAGAGTATAACGTGCTCATTTTGCCAAGAGGATTGGAACATCAGCAATTGCCAGTTTTGCAAACCTGGACACACTAGGTTTGTTAAGCGGATGTTTCAGTTGGTGTTTCCTGATTTCGTGTATGCGAGTGAGCAGGAAGCACAAAACACCCTAGAAACTCTGGATGAAGTGCCCTTAATGGGTAAAGATTTCGCTTTCAACAGGGGGGGTTGCCGGGAGTTTACGAATGTGAACAAACTTGCAGCCAACCTAGTAGCGGAATGTAAGCTGGACATAGTTTTCCGTGGATATACGGAAGCCAACCAGATGGTTGTCGAAAGGTGGGTAAATAAAGCGTTGGTCGTCTATAAGGAGAAAGGACTTAGGACCAAGCACCAGGTGATGGTGAAGAGCAGGTTTATGGCTCTTATCTTTGTTCCGTCAATTGATGAGATTAACTCCAAGAGGTTGTTTGCGACCAGTGTTGTTCAGGATAGAATAGCGCAAGGCGAAGCACGTCTGTGGAGAATCAAGTGTGACAGTTCTACTTGGTTCATTCCTAGGATCCGCCGAGAGGTGGAGATCAGGAGGAGCTGAGGAGGCCCTATTGCTAGACCCGGAGTGTATGCTGCACCTAGTGTGGCTCCCCACCACTCCTCTCTAAAGGTCAAGCGAAAGGGGAACAAAGTAGGAAAGGTACGGAGAACCTATGAGATGGTTGGATGCGGGTCCAAGCACATCTACCGTGCATATAATAATACCGTTGATGCTCTGGAAAGAGCGATAAAAGAGAGAATGTTGTTTTACAAGGAAGAAGGTGAGTACTGGCCCATGATTCGCCCCAACCCTGACGCGTTCTCGAACAGGGCCGCTAAGTTCAAGTCAGCAATTAAGAAGTTGTCAGTCTGGACCCTCCCAACTGAAATGGTTCCCTTTGCGGAGTCATTCAGTGGACAGAAAAGACTACGATATCTCAAAGCTGCGGAGAATTTGTCACGGCAAGGATTTAGGAAAGAATGGACCAAGGTCAAGATGTTTCTTAAGTTTGAAACCTACAATTTATCGCTTAAACCGGATGCGAAACCCAGAGGAATCTACCCTAGATCCGATGAGTTTCTCGTGGACTATGGCCGACGGATCAAAGCCATAGAGAAAAAGATATATAATGCCTTAGAGGAGATGTTTGGATACGACGTCATCTTTAAAGGTAAAAATCAGAGGAGCAGGGGAGGCCTGCTTGAAAAATATTGGAATGAGATGGAAGACCCAGTAGCCATCTCTGCTGACGCCAGTGCTTTTGAAGCATCCGTCAGTGATGAGGCATTGGCTTTTTGCCATGAAATATACAACTACTACATTAGGGGAGATAAGCATTTCCAGTTCCTTCAACGATCAACGATAGTGAACAGAATATTTGCTACGGCTCCTGATGGTACAATCGAAGTAGTCGTTCTTGGAAGAAAGATGAGTGGAGACCCAGACACCGCGTTGGGCAATTGCCTAGTGAGCGCTTTTATGATGCATACCCTTTTCGGAGATTTGCAGATTGAAAAGCATAGAGCTTGCATAGACGGCGACGACGTAGTGTTTATAATAGAGAGAAAGGATTTGCATAAAGTGTTGGAGCATGGCAAGAAGTTTTACAGAGATTTTGGATTTAGAATGGTATTTGAAAAACCAGTGTACGAAATCGAACATCTCACCTTTTGTCAGAGCCAACCAGTTTGGACACCAGATGGATATATCATGGTCAGGAATCCCTATCACGCCACAGCAAAAGATGCCTTTTCAAGAAAAGATTTGTCCTCAAAGACAAATTACCTTCGTTGGATTTCTAGCGTTGGTATGTGCGGACTGTCTACGAATGGTGGAATACCCATTATGCAGGAGTACTATCAACAGTATGTCAGAAACGGCAAGGGAGCACCAATATTTGAAAATGATGATCTTTTTCAGGAGTTCCGGACCTATAAGGTCCAAGGAATGAAGAGGCGATACGAGGACATACATCCTCGTACCCGCTATTCGTTTCACATCGCTTTCAACATCGCTCCGGATGAACAAGTAATCATTGAAGACTACTATGCAGCACTAGAGTTGGACCACAATGTTACTGAAGCAGATGTGATGCCTACCCCAGATCTCCCTTGGTAGGTACCCAGTCCGAAAAGACGTAAAACTAGGTTTGGCGGAGTTCGGAATAAACCGTGGGTTTCGACAGCAACCTGTAAAAAGTCGCAAGCACCCGCGCGAAATATAGCGGGGTGGCCCCTGCAGGGTCACGTTTTCTGGTTTTCACAACCAGCTCTAGGGGGAAGAGTATTCCCTCATTGGGTCCCAAGCTTTAAACTGCCCAAAACGGTGGTTCGCCTTAATATTTCCGTACTAAACAGAATGTCGAGAGACTACACGGAGCAGCCTTTCCAAGGAGCTTGGGATGTATAGTCCCTGCTTGTCATCAGGTATCCAATACTATGACAAACAAAAATAAATCAAAACAGTCCGACCACGACAAGAAACTGGCAAAAGCTTACAAGAAACGACAAGCTGGAGGAACCATGGGTCCTTACCAGACGGCCGGGGCAGCCCTCGGAGCAGTCGGAGGATTCGTGCTCGGTGGACCTCCAGGTGCCGTCATCGGAAGTGCCCTCGGTAGTGCAGGAGGCAATCTTGCAGGATATTACACGGGAACTGGTAACTACAAAGTATCTCAGAATGCAGTACTTAATGCAAATTTCCAAAACCGTGATAGCACTGTCATCACCCATCGAGAGTACGTCACTGACATCAAAGCTGGTTCTGGTACTCCGACAAACTTTGATATTGTTAAGTTTCCTCTCAACCCCGGCTCTGCTGAGACTTTTCCTTGGCTGTCTGGGATTGCGTCCAACTACGAAGAGTATGAGATTCTTGGGATGGTTTTCACCTTCGTTTCTACATCCGGTAACAGCATTGGTTCTACCAATACTGCGCTCGGTACGGTTATTTTGGCCACAGAATATGATCCAACAAAGCCTGATTTCGTTAATAAGCAAGCTATGGAGAACTATATGTTTGCTACTTCGAACAAGCCATCGGAGCATCAGATCCATGCTATTGAGTGCAAGAAGAATCTTACCCCTGTTAAGATGTTGTATGTTCGTACTGGAGCTAACACTGGTACTGATCTCCGCTGGACCGACTTCGGCAATTTTTATATTGCTACTGTTGGTAATCCGCTGGCTGGCGCTAATCTTGGAGAGCTATGGGTCACCTATAAGGTGAGGCTCAGCAAACCGAGATTGCCAGTAACTGTGGGCGCGGGTGGACAAATTTCAAGCGGCATGGTTACTCTGACCGCATGTACCACAGCCAATCCCGCAGGGACTTCCACGCTATTCTCTTCTGGAAACAATTCCCTTCAAAGAATTAGCAACACGCAGTTGTCTTTTCGAGCGCTCCCCAATATGGACTATGTTATTACTGTTTATGCTTATGGGGCTGCTTGTGGGTTCACCCCCCTAGCCTACACTGGGGCGAGCCAAGTGCCTTTCTACAAAGCCAAGACTGCCGCTTTTGGAGTTGCTACTGCTGCTGTAGACACTATCTACTCCCAAAGGGTCACATGTACTAACACTGACACCGATGGAGTCGTCTTGATTACCATGACGACTATATCTGTAGGAGTCTCTATAGATGTCTTTGTCTCTCAAGTGGATGAAACCTTGTAAAGTAAGCTTTGACCGAAGTCGTTAAACTACACAGGCCCCCGTGTTTCGGGTCCACGAGCAGTTAGGCGAGGGTTTGGCATCCCATCGTAGACCTGTCCGAAGAGGGACGCATTCCGTTGCCAGCGGCTGCGAAAGCACGTAGTTACCTCAAAATACTTATAAAATTCTCGAGAGAGGACAGGCACCCTGGAGCCTGTATAATCAAGCAGGAAAAATAGCCGTGCCGGCAATAAAGAGCATCTGTTGCCACAGTGAGACAGGCAAGGTTGGCAGGGGATTCCAGAACCCTCCATCTGGGGAACCAGCTTCGCTGCGCTACGGTACGCAACGTCGATTAGGTATGCCGCCACACAGAAATCCTTCGGGTGGGTTGTGTGGATCGTCTATGCAAGTAGAATTCAC